ATCTGCAACCTCTGCTTCTAAGGAGCCAAAAGGTATTTCATTACCTTCCATTTCTTCTTCACTGTACATAAGTAAACTGTTCATCATTTCCTTGATCTCCTAAGTTAAGGTTACTCATTTGAGCATCTATATCTAGCTCATCGTTGTCTTCTTCTTCTGCTGTCTGTATAACATCTTCATAAGAAAACTCTTGGCCCGTTGCAGGAAAACTAGCCATTGGTGTTTCTTCTTCTTCTTCTACTACGGGCGGTTCTTCTGGCATCATTCCACCAGTTAATAATTTATCAGATACAGTTTCATCCATTACAGGAGTAAACCCTAGCTCTTCTTCTTCTGTAGGCTCTACTGTTACTTCTTCTGCCTCTGCTTCATTTGATATAAGTGCAGGAATAAAGGATGCCCCTACAGCTATAGGCCCTAAGTACTGCTTCATTACGTTCAAACCTACATTACTATTAAATAGTGCAGATTTTTTAGAGTCTATCTCATTAGGTTTTGCAGTTTTAAATACTATAGGTTTTATTGTTGTAATGTATTTTCCTTGCTCACCTACGCGAAATTTAACTTGTAATGCTGGACTAGCCTCTCTGACTACATCTTTAGCCTGTACAGGAGAAAGTGTGGCTTGAGAATAAGGTATTCTACCCTGTTGTGTACCTAATGTGTTTCTAACATGAGTTGTAAGTTCATCATCGACAGGTATAGTTAAGAACACATCATTAGGGTCTTTAGCTCCTTTATTTAAACTTGTTAGAAATATATTTATAGCTTCTCCATGTCCTTCTGTCTGTGACCATCCTTTTATAGTAAAGTGAGTTGCGTCCGTTTCTTCTAACCAACTGTCTCCAAAAAATTCTTTGTATTGTTCTTTTCCTTGTGGAGTAGTAGGTGAATAATCAAACTTTGTAATTCTTCCTTTAGGAGCAGTAGAGCCACCTAAATAAGATTTTTTTAAAGCACTTGCCATTTTACTACCATACGCATTTGTAAAAATTAAATCTGTGTATGCCTGTATTATATCTCTTCCTGAAGGGGTAGTTTCAAGATCTGTAATAGAAGTTTTTATTTTATCATAAACAGGTTTTAATTCTTTATAGTTAGGATTTAATGGTAAAGTTGATCCCATAATATTACTAGGAACATGAAAGTTTATACTTTTTCCTAGCGTTAAAAATTTAATAGGCGTACCACCCTTTGCACCTTGATTTGCTTTTCTAGCCCCTGCTATTAAAGTATTTTTTAATTTAGTTACTTCCCCAGAAGTAATACCATCTTGAAATATATAAGCGTTATTTACTGCTGGTGCTGAATACAAAACTCCCGTAGACCTACCATAGGCTTTTACATCTGCTTCTTTTGATCCTCTAAACTTAGATAAGTTGTACATTGTACTACCATGCGGATCTAACATAAGTTTTATTGTTTTATCTACATCTTTTATTTCTTTTAATTTTTCTATAAGTCTACTTTGTAAAGTTTGTACGTTTCCTTTTATTAACAGAGGTGCTGGTAATTTATTTTTATCTTTAAATTTAGGATTTGTTTTTAATTCTTCATCATATACATCTTGTATTTTTCCTGAAAGATACTTATCATAACTTAAAGGAGTTACTGGATATAGCCCACCAGAAGAGCTATAAGTAGAACCGCCTTCTACATTAAATGTTCCAACTCCTACATCTGAAGGTACTTCTGAAGTTTTTAACGCAACAAAATCTTTTTCTGGTAAAACAGTAGCAGATATTGTAGCAGGTTTATCTGGTACACCTGCAAGTTGTTCAAATCTACTTATTGAAGAAGAAGGGTCAAACCCTAATTTTTTAGCTTTTGTTTCTGGTAAATTTTTATAGGTATCTATTTTCTTTTTTATGTATGTTTTTTTCTTTGCATCTACCTTTGCTTTATCTATGTTTTTTGTACTAGGTTCAAAGGTAGCGTCTTTTATAACAGCGTCTGTACCTTCTACTGGCACAGTTTTAGTAGGAATATTTAGACCACCATGTATATCAATCGCTTCTTCTAAATCATACTTTAAATTATTTATACGATCTGTTATTACTTTAGATAAATTTTTTGTTGAATCTATTCCTGCACTTGCATATGATTCTACTTCTCTAGAGTATAATGTACCTTCTGGTATGCGAGATAATCTTGTAATAGCATCTTCTACACCTTTCATATAGGCAATTCTATCTTTATCGTATGCTCCTTTAAACACTGACTCATTTGCTTTTGCTATACTTTCCCATTCTTCTATTGCTTTATCAGAAAAATCTCCAGCTTTAAACTCACCCTGCGCTCTAAATTCTAGAGAACCTCCTGCATCTATTTGTGCAAGTCTTGTCTGACCGTTAGGTAAAGTAACAAACACTATATTATCTTTGCTCAAACCAACAGCATCCCAATCTCTCAGTACAGCAGCAGTAGCGTGTAGTCTACCTATTTCCATTGGTGATACGGTATCTGGGTTGTACGGTTTAAGATCTTCTATAAATTCAGACACTAGCATAGTTTTTTGTTGATTGGTTCCTGTATCTTTATTTATAACATTAGCAGTTATTACTTTTACTTCTGGAGTGTATACACCTGCTAACTGATATACCCTAGATGCTAATGCTTCTTGCGCTGCCTGTTCTATATTTTTAGGATATTTTGCTATGTATTTTATGCCTGTATCAGTATCTGTTATTTCAGCACCGTCAGATGAACCACCCGGTTTCTTACCTGTTACATTAAATGTTTGCATTTCTGGTTCGCTTGGTATAGTTGATTTTTTTGTTTTACCATTTTTTTGGGCTTCTATCATTTTATCTATTTGTTTTAATTTTTTTTGAACATCAGGGCTGTAACCCTCATATTTTTGTTCTTTTTCTAGTTTTATCTTAGCATCATCTATTTGTTGTTGTATTTCTTTTGCTTTTTTATCAAATTCTTTTTTAAATTTAGGATCTGGCTCTAAGGTATCTGGTGGTAGATCTTCTCCTGTTAAGAACTTATATTTGTCTGCTTCAGTCTCTTCAGGCGTTATGCTAGGTTTATTTACTACAGTATCTAAATCATCTGCTCCTATAGGTAGACCATCTTCTATAGATTTCATTAACTTATCTACTGTTTCTTTTTCTATATCTGAATCTGTAGGTAAGTTAAACTTTTCTTGCACTGCAAGTTTTTTCTCTGCATCTGTAAGTACTTCTTCTGTCTGTGTATCTATTGGGTCAGGTTTTTCTTCTACGGGTTTACCTGTTATCTCTTCTACTTCATCTACAGTAGCACCTAGTTTGTTAGGATTTTCTGGGTTAGGCTCTAGTATTTCTTTTAGTTTACTTGCTTGTTCTGGTGGCAGTTCTTGCATTACAGCATCTATTGTTTTTTCAGTATTGTTTCCTTTTTTTACTGCCCTAGCTAGTTTTTTAAATCCTTTAATTATAGCCTCTGAACCGCCTAGCATAAGAATTGCCTCACCTGCATTCCTTATTCTGTTTTCAAACTCAGAGCTATTTGGGTCAGTAGCTAATATACTAGCTAATTCTGCTAGGGTTTCTTGATCCCCATTTTCAGATGCTTCTTTTGCAAGGTTAAATATATTCTCTTCTTCTGGAGACATACCTCCAAAACCCACTAATGCATCTGCATATAGTGTAGCTATTAGTGGTCTAACTTTAAATGCCTGATTAAATATTCTAGCAAAACCTATGGCAGGTACAGCATAACTTACCATACCACCGCCAGCAGTACCTACTGTGGTCATAAGACCTGCTGCTCTTTTAGCTGCTGGATCGTCATCTCCTACAAACTTTGCAGTAGTTTCTGCCCAATCTGCATTAGCTCTTGCAAAAAAGTTATCTACTTCTTTCTGATCTAACAGACGGGCGAATGAAGCAAAGTTACCACCTATCTTACCTAGACCAGATATAAAACCTACAACAATAGACGGAGGTAGCACTAGAGAAGATTTTATAAACCCCTCTAAAGATATTTGCTCTGGTACACCCTCACTTACACCTCTAGCAAATCTAGCTAATGGCGTACCTTTACCTCTTCTTCTTAGGGTATCTCTTCTTCTAAACCTGTCTAGTGCGCTTTCTAATACAGGAGTTTCTTCCTCTATTGCCATATATCACTACCTTTTGTTTCACGTAAAACATTAGTCTTTAGTTTTAGTAGTTGGTCTATAGTAGACACTTGCCCCTGACACCTATGTATAGTTATAGAATCGTCAGCATATGCCATAGTTGTTACTGCTCTTTCTTTTAAGTAAGTTAAGTATTCTTCCAGATCTTTGTACTTAGGATTAGAGACTAGGGGGTATAGTTTTTCAGTCTTCATTGTAGCATACCCGGTGGTAGACCTTCATTTGGTGGGGGCGGTTGCATCTGTGGTTGTGCAGGTGGAGCCTGTTGTGGTTGTGGCGGTTGCCCTGTAAACTGTTCTTCACCCGGTACTGGCGCTGCACCCACACCTATGTTACCACCACCTACGCCTGACATATCCATAGGCCCTTGCTCTGGCCCACCTTGCCCCATAGCTTCCTGATTCTTTTGCATTAGGTAAGTCTGACGTAGCATTTCTTCTGGCGTATTTGTTACTTTGTTTGCATCTAGCATCATAGACTTAGCTATCTCGCGTATAATAAACGGAAACTTAGCAAATGGTGCAAGTACTGGATTACTTACAATCTGTAAGAAAGACATAAGCCTTTGTGACCGTACTTCATTTTGCATCAGGCTCTCTAAGCCTCTAGCCTTAACTTCTAAGTCACCCTTTATATCTTTGTTGTAGTTAAACTGCATATTAAATGCAAACATTGCCTCACCTAGAGGACGTAACAGGTAATCGTCAAAGTTTTTTACAACTGTCTTAACAGATCCTGCTGCTGCACCCATAAGCATCGAGATACCTGCTGCCGTTCTACCTACACCAGTTACACCAGTTTGCCCATGTGAGAAAGATGGTATGCCTGTAGACTCATCAGCTAACACTCTAGCCTTATCAAACAGTTGCATATTTTCGTTACTTACGTTAGGAAACTTAGTGCCAAATATAGCCTGTCCCGGCGCACCACCCTGTCTTCTAAAGACTTTACCGGGGTATACGGTTAGATCTTGGCCCGGAGTCAGGTTAGTTTCGTCTACTTCTATCAGTAAATTACCTGACAATACAGCATTATCTACTGCCATACGCATAAATCCGTTCATCAGGGTCTGTGTATCGTCCATGTTTTCGCCTACGCCTATACCAAAGAAAGCATATGGGTTGACTTCATATGGCACTGCACAGTATGGTATACGCTTTGGTAGAAACGGATTCACTACAAACCTGAGTATTTCATTGTTGCATATCCAGACGTTTACGTGCAGATCATCTACGTCCTCGTACTCGCCCGGTATCTCTATACCTGACTCTTCTGCTATAGCCCTGTCTAATATACCCCAGAACTCTAGGGCCTCGTAGCGTTGTGTATTATAACTGTGCGAACTGTCCTCATCTTCTGACTCTAAGAGACTACTCTCCCACCATTTTATAGAATAGTTTTCGCCCATCTCTATTGCTTCTTTGATAGCGTCTTCTCTAAAGAATGGTCTATTGCGTAATGCACGTAGCTGGGATCTTGTAAGTTTATGTCGCTCTATTACGTAGTCACAGTCCTCTATCGTACTTGCATCTGGGTCAGGGTAGAAGTTCCACCCAGATACGTAGGATATTTTAGGCACTGTCTTAACTGTAGGATCGTACTCGCCATCGTCTGTCCAGTTAGGATACTCTTTTGTCGTAGCAAATGGGCCTTTTAGTACACCAGTACCAAATAATGCACACTCAAACGCTGCATTTCGTAGGTGCTTGGTAGCATCTGACTCTTCTAGCTGGTCTTTAATCTGCTTCTCCATCATCTTTGCAGCAACCATTGCAGGATGAAAGTTGACAGACGATTGCGTTATACCAAAGCCTTCTTTCAATGTATCTACATCTTCTAGGGCATCCTGTAGTGGGCCTAGCTTTTCTTCTAGGTCTTGTAATGCCGTAGCTCCGGGGGGTAATACTCTACCATCTCCCTCGTAGCCATATAAGTCTTTTGGCATCTCGCCCGTTTCTACGTCTGCTGGGGCGTTAGGATCAAAGTGTACTGTCTCAGCTACACCTTCTGGTAAGGTAGTAGGCTCTACTGACAGAGGAAACTCGTTGTTTGCAAGTAGTACGTCTACGATTTGGCTATACGCTGCAAGTACTTTTGTCTTTGTTACTTTAATAAACACACGGGATTTCTCAGTCTCCGTAAACTGTACGTCAGAACTGTATACACCCCTGTAGTTCTTATATGCCCTGATCCAGCTATTTTCTTCTGTGTATCGTGCATCTTCAGCCCTAGTAAACTGCTTCTGTATGTAGTCAGTTAGGCCAGATACATTTTCATCTGACTCATCATTCTCTAGGAATGCACTCTCACTGTCTTCTATAAACTCTGAATCGTAAGCCATATTTTACCTTTCAATATCCGAATGTAGCATCAGCAGGTTCAAATCTATGTTTGGGCGAAGTTGCCGTACCCATATCAAATATGTTGCGAGGCACGGGTCTAGATTGTATTCCGTACCTTAGTGCATCATATAGATGATCCTCTGCATGAGTATCTACATCCTCTGGATTTCTTTTATCCAATGGTATTATTGGTAGTTGAGATATTAAATTTGTACACGTATTGAATATCTGTATACCCGGCATATCTGTATCTTCATCTACTGATAATAACCTGTGTACTTCATTCTTTCCGCTAACTCTACTACCCTTACTTCTGTCGGAGGGTCTAAATCTACACCCTTCCATTATCATTTGCTCTGCTAGGCTAGGCCCCGTATCGCCTCGTTTGTGCCAACATGAGGAGTCAAGTACCCCATACGATATTGTGCCATCCTCGCTCTCTAAATTTAGTATCAGCCTCGCTAACTCTATCGCCAATACTTTACGAACATACAACTCCCTGTATACAACCAGTGTATCATCTGGCGTAACAGCAAACCACAAAACAGCAGAGTAAGAGCCATAACCATAATCACACGCCCTAAATTTTCTCCAGTTACTAGGTACTTTATACGGCGTAGTTACGTGTATACTTCTGTCAAACTCTGAGAAGGCTGCACCTTCTGCTATATCCCAACTTCCATATAGTAGCTGTTTTCGCTGTACTTCTGGCAAAGACAGTAACATTGTTTCGTAATCACCCGTATTGTACAAGTACGGATTATCTTTTAAACTAGCAGGTATAAATCGCCTCTGGAATAGAGGATCGCCTTCTCTGCTATGTCCTTTCGGATACCTTAACACTTCTTTGGTATCTAGATCCCTAGCCCAGAACGACTTGTTAGGCGTAGCAGGATCTATAAACATTTTCTTAACCCATGAATGGCCGGGGCCACCGGGGTTTGTTGTCGCTCTCATAGACACTTGTATATTAGGATTAATAGATCTTAATCTCGACCTGAGATAATCCCACGGAAACGATGTAGGGTATTGCGTAAGCTCGTCAAAACCCACGTAGGAAAAACTTTGACCTTGGTAACGTAGAACGTCTTTATCTTGTTCCAAGTACGTGAGCCATATCCTAGCACCCGATGGAAAAGTCCACTGACTTTTTCTTTCAGACCACTTAGCCCCCGGATAAAACTTTGGATAGATTTCTGTAGACTTATGGATAAGCTCCCTAAGTTCATCATTAGTTCTCCTAAGTATTAGTGCGCTATGCTCTGCATAATCACAATATCTTAGAGGGTCTATCAGTAGTGCAAAACTCTTTCCACCACCTGCTGCCCCTCCGTATAGCACCTCCCTTTCTGGTGCATTTATAAAACTTTCCTGTGGGCCTTTGTTTATCTGTATTCTATTAGAATCGTATTCCTGTTCTACAGGCTCCTCAACCTTGAGAGGATAAGAGTCCGTCTGCCCAACTGGTGTCGATTGGCTCTCCTCTTTTTTCGTTTGGCGTATAGAGGATTTTGTCTTGGATACTCTTTTCTTTTTCGGCGTACTCTTTCGCTTTGGAGGCGTAATGTCTGTACGATTGGACTGCATTCTGTCTATCTCTTTCCTTAGTCATCAGCTTATGTAGGGCCTGATACGTTATGCTTCTTCCTGTCCTAGCAGATAACCATCTGGCTACCTCCCTATAGCTACAGGATTTTAGATATTCCTTTGCCTCTACTAACGCATTTAATTCTTCTTCTACGGGTAGCAGTGTAGTATTGTCTGCTGGGTTTGCCTTATACCCAAACGGTATCTGTCGGCTCTTACGTACTACGGGCCTCCACGTATTAATTTCTTCTGAGGGCATCATCATCGTCCTCATCATATGTAGGTTCTGATTTTGGGGGAAAGATTAATAAACTGGGGGCATCTGTCTTTACGGTTATACGCTCTGTTTTGACAATGCCTGTGCGGTCTAGGATTTCACGGGACGCTGCTATACGATCCCTGTTACCTAAAGCGGTAGGGTCAGTTAGTACGCCTGTCATAGCCATAGCTGCCATAGGGCCATTCGCCGCAAGGTACATCTGTGTCCTGTCTATGATTTGATCCTGTAGTGTTCTTAGTACGGTGCTAGTCTTAGTGTTTGCACTATAACCTGCTATCCTCATGGCCTCACGTAAGTTACCGTTGGCCTCATCAAATAGACAGTCTAAGAATACTTCCTGTCTATCTGTTAGTTCTTTTTTTGTTGCCATTCATCATTGCCTTTTTCATATCAGAAAAGGGTGCAGACCTCTTCTTACTTGTAGCTACTTTAGGAGCAGTAGCTTTCTTTTTGCTTCTAAGGGCCTTATATTCTTTTGCAATACGTGTCATACGTTTTTTCTGCTCTGGGGTTATTGCACCCCCATGACCCATTCGCTTTACCTGACCACCTCTTTTTAGGTTCTGATAGTTCTGTGGCATATCTGCAATAAACGGATCATCTTCTGGTATATCTTCAAAGCGAACATTGCGTCCTACTATTTTACTTACAAGTTTCTCTAGGGCGTTCATCTCTGAGTCTTCAGGCTTTGTACCACCTAATCCCTGATTCTCAGATACATTTAGTAAGTTATCTTCTAGTCTTTGTCTACTAGGTGCTTGTGGCGAGTCTTCAACAGGAAACGTAATTTGATCTCGTCTTGTATTAGCTTTTTTCTCTGCTTTAGCTCGTCTTAATCTAAATGCTTCTTTTTCTTCTGGGGTAAGCATTTTATTTTCACCCCTAATTTTTCTTCTCTTAGAGTCTGCAAATCCTGTTTGATATGTTACCATATTATTAGGATCGTAGGCTCTACTACTAGTAGGCGTATCTCCAGCAGGAGACCTTAACTTCACAATGCTTTTATTATTATCTTTCTGCAAAGAAGGTGATTGGGTCTTTCTACCGCTGGAGATATTTCCTTTAGCTGCATCTATTTCTGCTTTTAAAAGTTTCATTCTTTTTTTATGTCTATCTTTAGCAGGGCCTTTTAAAGTTTTTAAATTTGCTTTTTTTAGCCTATCAAACTCGGCTTCCATTTCTTGTATTTCTTTTTCTGTATACGTTGTCATAAAGTAATTACTTCCTTTAAGAGAAGGAGCAGTAGGTAAAGTATAAACCCTCTACCCTACTGCCCTACTACATTCACAGTCCTAGACCACATCATACCTCGCAAGAATACGTATAGCTAGGCAGAATCGCTCTCGTCTATTGTACTTTTTAGCATACCTACGTAGTCAGTATACCCTTCCAAGTTTAGTGCCTCACACGCCTCTCCAAGCGTTATGTCAGGAAACTTCTCTTTTAGTTTTACCCAGATATAATATTCATCGCTACTGGGCAAGGCCACCGGGTCTATTAGTAACCCTGTCTCTAAGGTCTTGTAAAACCTTTCTAAAAGCATACTTCCTGAATCTTTATATAGTTGTACTGATTTAGATCTCTTTGTCAAGTTATTTTTTATCACAGATACCTCCTTTTTTAATTGACAAGCGCAGTAAATTATGTTATAACTACGTTATCGTATGGGGGAGGGTAAATATATATACTACTTACCCACTCCTACTATAGTATATATTATTATATCAAATAATCCGCGATATGTCTACGAATTACTGTAGGCCGTGTGGGTGTCTAGTAATATGTCGCAAAGTGGTTGACACCCTATTTACCCTATCCGTTGCACATATGGTATATACCCACCCACTCCGGGGTGGTGGCCCTAGCCCCCTATGCGTTATGTGCATTATGTGTGTATAGGGGGGGCGTATGTATATTATGCGCCGTATTACGTGCATATGTGCCTGTATATGCGTGTGTTATGCGCTAATGTGGCCCCGTATAGGCAATGCGTAGTCATATCTGCTGGCATAACCGCCAATATATGCGTTAAAAAAGGTATACCCCCCTAGGGTAGGGTGTCGATTCTCAGGGGATGGCGTTAAATTTTACCCTAAAATAAATACAAATAACTGTTGACCCTATAAGCTATTTGAATTATAGTGTTCCTATCTTTAATTGATTATATGGAGTTTATACCAATGGATAATTATACAGATTACAGCAACGAGGAATTAATTAAGTTGTTGAATAAGCGTGACGATCAAATCAATAGTTTACGTAATGCTATTGGCAACTTTAAAGATATGTTGAGAGAGCGTAATGCTGTTAGATAACATCACGAACGAACATCTACAGGTAGCTGGCCTTTGCTGGCTACTTGTATCTATATTTTTTATTGCCACATTTTTAAGATAAAGGAATATATATTATGACTACAACTAACTTAGGTAACGTATTAAACTTCTCAACTGGTGGCGAATATAAAGCATTCACTAGCGACAACGAACCGCCATATCTTAACGTGATGACTAGCCCTACATTAGTAGACGGGCAAGTATATGTGAGGGATGCTGATAACCCCGATAAGTACTTGGCTATTATTGGAGTAGGTAACAAGGTAACGCAACATTGTGAGTATTTCACTACATTGCGCGATAAGATACCCGCCGAACTAGGCAACCCTACTATCAAGAGCTTTACTAGTCGTGGCGGTCTATGGCACATGGAACAATATGTCTTTGATGACATGGCTGGTATTGTCCATTCAATCAATGGCGGTAAAACTAATTTAAGTTTACAGATGTTAGCATTCAGATCTGTTGATGGTAAAACGTCAAATACCATTGCAACTAGTATGTTGTCTAGCTGGTGCATGAATACGCAACTGTTTAATGTTGTTGATGGTAGCCAAAAACATAAGGCGAAGAATACTAAGAACTTTAATCTAGGTTTCTTTATCGGTGATGTTACAGAGAATGCTATTGTATTTAATAGGGTTATTCAAGAGCAACAGCGACTAGCTCAATTAAAGATTAGCGAGGAAACCCGTAAAACTTTAATAGAGAAAATTATACCTAGTGAACGTATCAATAGACGTATGATTGAGTTGGCTAATGATAACGCGAGCTATTGGGGTAACACTGCCTATGCTATCGTTAATGGGTTCACTAATTACGCAAGTTATGCGGATGAACGTAACGGGTTTACTCTTAATGCTACCAACAGCAATTTAGATAATAGCCAAGAGCGTATGCTATCGCGCAAGGTACAAGTTCAACAATGGATGAACACGCCAGCATTCTTGGATGCTGTAGCCGTAGCATAGTAAAACTTAATTAAACAATTAACCCCCCTTGCTGTTATGGCTTGGGGGGTTTTTTATTGCCTATTATTATTATTGTATTAGATAGGAGCAGATAAGATAGCGTCCCATTGTTTGTCGATAGCGTCTAACTTGCGCTTGTTACTTAGGGCCTTGCGACTATGATTGATAAACCCTACGGCCTTTAAACTTGTCCAACACAAGCCACAATCCGCGCATCCATCAACCTTGTTTAGTTGTTCAGGACACACAAACAATTCTTTATTCTTTAATTTAGTTTTGGCAATAGGCGTATCCATAGATAGCGCGGTAAAATTGTGAGAATTATTATTACTATCTCTTACAGCAAAACGAAAACCGTAATTAGATCTTAATCTATTTATATGTTTTGCAATATCTCTTGATAGTTTATCAGGCATACTATCATGTCGCGCAGTATATCCAAAAATATGCAATGCTTTAAATTTAATTAGCATACGTTCCCAAAACTTCACATAAGATATGCTATTAAAATCACCTAGTACATGAAGTCTAACTAAAAAACCTAGTGGATATTTATTAGAATAAAAAACTAGATCTTTTTCTATTTGAATTAATAAACTAGGATCTATTTTATATCGCGTGGCAAATGGCATATTGTCGCCATAACAACCATCATAAAAAACACAATGCGTTGAACACGTTGCACGTTCTTCTAATGTGAGCGATACCATAGGGAAACCTTTATATTTTCCTATGCTTATTTTCTTTTTAAGTTTTTTATTCGTGCTTATCTTTAAAACTAATTCAGTTTTACCCATGCCATCCGATACACTTTTAACAGTCGTAGGGAATAATGCGCGGTGTTCTTTAATTGCTAATTCAGTTTTCGATAATTGCATTTGCTAATCCAATATAAAAATTAATCAATACAGGTAATACTATCTTTTATTTCTTCTAACTTGTCAATAGATAATGTATCTAATAAAAAAACAATCTCTTCTATTAATTCAATCTGTTTATTTTCTTCTTTTATTTCTAATCTGTAATCAAT